TTCTCAACGAGTTTTTTATGTACAACAAACGCAGCGTAAGTCATCGCCTCGTCAGAACCAGACCACGCGTTCCGGTCCGCCCAACTGGCGGCCTTGGGGTCAGGTCTTCGGGTCTGCTGTTGCGGCATAGGCTGTTGAACCTGCTGCTGCTGTTGAGCCGCAGCCTGTTGAGCATACCGCTCCTGCTGCATCTTGGCTTGTCTGGCGCGATCATTTTCAATTGCCAACCCCGTAATCTTACGTTGAGCTTCGATTACGCCGTTCGTGTCCCCGATTTCAATCGCCCTAGCTAAATCTTGTTCAGCCGATCCCATTTGAGTTTCAACGCGGGTGCTGTACTCATTGACATAGCTCGTGTCTAAAGTGTTCATCCGCTCTTGAAGTTTTTGAGCCTCAGATTGAACGCCTTGAGCGTACCGTAGAGCCTCTTCTTTCTGACGCTCCGCTTCACGCATTTTCTTGGTCAAGCGATCAATACGCTTTTGCGTATTTGTTTCAGCCTTTTCAAACTGATCCTCAGTGTCCGTCCGAGCTTCTGCCGCGGACGAGTCATCCTCTTGTTGAGCTTCTAACTCGACCTCAGTATCTTGATTTTCTTCAAGATCTAACTCGATTTGTTGTTTATCCTCTGCCATTTATAACTCCTAGAAATGAAGAATATCTTCAGGTTCTTTTATTTTTGCTAATATTTCGTCGTCGTTCAGAATACGAACTTCGCCACCGTCTATTTTAAAACGGGAACCTGAATAACGCGCAAACATCACCCAATCCCCCTGCTCACACCAAGATCCCATAGGAAACTTTTCCGTATCTTTATAAGCTAGCTCGCCAACTTTAAGAACGTAGCCAACCTGTGTCGAAACAGTTTGTTCCTGAACAACAGCATCCGGAAGATAAATACCTCCGTCTGTCTTGCCCTTACCTCGATATGGAAGAACCAGAATGCGCCACCCTGTAGGTGCAGGCATTCTCTCTAGAAGAGACTCCCCGATAGCGTCGGGGTCTAATACTTTGTCAGTAGGCTCTTTGTAAGCCTCTGCAATACTTGCAACACCTTCTGATGCCGCAGCTAAGTCAACTGCTTTAGTCATTACTTCGCTCCTGTTTATCTAGCAGGCCCTTGAGTTCCTGTTCCACGTGATCTAGGGCTTTTAAGTTACCCATGAGCTCACGATACTGCTCTATGTTCTTGACGTTGTCATAAATCAACAAGTCTTGAATGCCTTGTCGCCGTTCTTTTATTATGCGAAAAACAGCTTCCGCAAAGTAAACTTCATCCACTCCGATAACTCCGCATTAAATCCTATGTGTTCTTATAACACACTATTCGGATTCCGCAAGAGCTCTCATCCTATCCACCAAACGTCTGGCCCGATTTGGGACCTGAGTGTACCATCTGGAATCTACCATTTCGTCGGCTGCGGCATTCCAATCACGAGCATCCACGCCAGCCTTCATACCTTTAAATTTGCTTAGTCGAGGACGACCCATGTTAAACATCATATTACAGATAATATGTTGCGCCTCTTCCGGCAAGTCGTCAAAGTCTGGATACAAAACTTTGCACTCGTCAATTGTTACCGCTATATCAAGAGAAAACAGGTTTCTAACTCGCTCCTGTTCTACAACGGTGCCTACAGGCTTGCCATATTCTTCGTCATGCTCAGTTATGAGGTGACCCACACCGCAGGTTGGCAGAGCTAAGTGATCTAAATACACCTCGTATTTACAGCCCTCGTCTTCCGCGATTTCCTCGCGTAATCTATCTTTGTTCATTTTTTAAATCCTTTTAGGCCCCGTATACCAAATGATGCGCCAATGCTGGCGTACATCGCCCATTGAAACCACTCTGGTGTACGCGACAACGCGGCAAACCCATCCTCAACATACTGTTGAGTAAAAGGTATGAAACACATGGCAATTATAGCAATGAACAGAATGGTCCACGCTTCGTCTTTCCATGAGTTATCAGAGGCTTGCGCCATTATTTTTTCCCAGCCCGCCTCATGCGTAGCTGCTGTGACCATAACCTGCGCTTCTGCTTCGGCTCGTGCTTTAGCTACAGCGCCTTTGGCTTTGGTCTGTTCAATCTTTGACTCCATAAAAGAGCCCGCTAAATTTGCTATAGGACCAATAAGAGCCTGTAACATCACTTCATCTCCATCATTGTTTCAATCTTAGCAATGCGTAGCTCAAGGTCCCGCACACGTTGGATATTAGCTTCTACCGACGCTGGCGGCTTCCAGTTGTCTATCCAGTTGTCATTCTCTTGAATTTCTTCCCAGTGCATTTTCTGTTCATGTTCTAAGAAAGCCAGCCGTTCAGTGATCGAAAAATAACCCCAGACAGACAGGCCAGTAAAAGCTATTAGCCCTATTAGGTTCTTTAGGGGGATGGTAAATTCACTACTCTCGTTTAACTTTGAAGCCATCAATACAATTCCTTACTTGCAGCTACCTTAACAGGTTTACAATAAGCCGTAGCTTTGTGCTTGGTAGGAACACCACTTATACTGCCGTAGTTTCCATACCGTTTTGTTATCTGACTAGCATAAAAATTACAATCTACTACCGACCTAAAATACATGTCTTGGCTTTGAACCTTACCACCTAACACAAAAACAAGCAAAAAGGCGTGTATCATTTCCGGTTCATCCAAGCTGTTGTACCCATGTACGCACCGACAATACCAGCACCGCTAATGTAGAAGAGGTTAGATATATCAGATAAAGCTGTGACCCTATCCAACGGAATAAAGAACATAGCCAAAGTAAATACGCCCATCGAAATCAAAGTGTAACGAGCCATTCTAAGTTGAGCTAAGTTCTTACGAAGACTATCTTCTGTCTTCTTAATCTCCTTAACGTGCATTAGCTCCGCATCGCTAACGATGCCATCACCATCTTCGTCATATTCTGCAAACTTAGACTGTTTCTGTAGTTTTTTCTGAGCCATACTCGCTTACTCCCACTCAACTATGGTGCTACTACTATTTGGATCGTACAGACACATATACATCCTCGGACAAAACTCTCCAATGATCATAGATGTACGGGTTTTATTCGCGCCCTCGTAGTAACAGTGCCATTCCTCGCCTACTTTCTTGTACTTAGCAAGTCTGCACGGAACGTAGTTATCACCATCCGCCCGCGCCATCATCACAATCATTATAGCAAAAAACATTGCAGCCGCTACGACGGCTCCAGCAATCATAAAGAACTGCTTCAAGTTCTCCTCAAACTCTCGGGCCTCTTGAATTTTTTGACGTTTTGCTTCGGCAGCGGCTTCTTTGGCAGCTTTTATACGTCGCGCACGTTCCTCTGTAATAGACTTCCATGTGCCGGGGCCAAACCTTAAATCCACCATTTGCGCTATTTCACGCATTTGCTCTTGTGCAAGACGAGCGTCAATAATTTCAGAGGCAACCGATTTTACGCCAAACTGATCCCCTACGCTAACGCCGGACTTGGCGTTACGTCTCTTCTGGACTTGCTGTTCACCTTCAAAAAGGTTGTCAATAAATCCGGCAATTTCGGATACATCGTTGGCCGTTCCAATAGCGGATTTTATCCCGTCCACTGCACTTTTAAACAACGCTATGCCCGCTAGCGTTTCTGCTATCATTATGCCCCCAAGCTAATGTCTATAGGTTACTCGCAGGCAATGTAACTCCCGCCTTTGGTTGCGGCCCCCATACCACGAACGGTCTTACGGCTCATGCTAGAAGGTATCTTTACATCGGCGGTTTTACCATACGGAATACGGCCCTGACCTTTAATGTCTGCAAACGTGTCAGCCTTTTGAGCCGCACCCGGTGTGTTCGTTACAATCTTTACTGCACTTTTCATTCTAATCTCCTCGCTGTTTAAGCATTTCACGTTCCATAGCAGACTGAATACGTTTGTCCGTCTGCCGCTCTTGAGACGCCAACCGCTGCTGGAACTGATGCGCCACGCATCTTTTGGTTCTGTGCATCCAAGTTGAGCTTGGCTTGGTCGTTCTGTGCATCGGCCTGCTCGGCTTGCGCCTTGATCTGAAGCTCCTGCTCTTTGAGTTGTACCAGAGGATCCGGCCCTTGACCCGATACCTGCTGAGACATCTGCTTGACCATCTGCATACCCTCGGCAATAAACTGAGCGGTCAAACCCTCTATCTGCAACATCTCCTCTTCAGTCGCAGCCTCACCACCAACAGCCTGCCTCGACTGAATAAACTGAACCGCGGCCCGCTCTCGTGCCGCAATCTTAACATGCTCCATAATGTGTTTCTGCAAAGCCATCGCCATAGCAGGCATACTACCAATTAGTGGCGTTGAGCCGAAAACCATGTGAGCCATAATATGAGCCTCATGCTCCTGACCCTCAAACGCCTGCAACGGTATCATATCCATTACGTCAATGTTCTCCTGTGCAGGATCCTTTGGTGCAGGCTCCTCATCAGGTATACGACGCATAATCCGATCCACATCCTTGACGCCTAAAGCATCATACATGTCCTGATAAACCTCGTACATGTTGTGCATCTCAGGAGCCGCACCGGCTAGCTGCAACTTAGTCTGAGCCAAAGCAATCCGCTGCGCCTGACT